AACATCAACGTCGCTATACTGTCTGAATGGATATAATCTTAGTGACATATATTTTTAAAATTTAACTGTTATGTTTTCCTTGCTGAAAGCTTTACCTAGTCTTTCTTTCCAAGAAGCTTTTGCTTCTGAAGGAGCGAGTGACTGAGCGGGTATAGCTGGCTCTTCGCGTTTGGCGTTAGCCAAAGCTGTTTCAACTTCAACTGTCTTTTCGACAACTTCAGTTCGTTGAGTCTTTGCTTGTCCCATTCTCTTTGCCAATTCGGCTTCCAGACGTTCTTGGAAAAATTTATCTTGATCTTGCTTTGAAGCTTTGTTCTTGTGTCTAAAAAGAACAGCGAGCTTTTCTTTATAAGAAGCAAACGCCTCTTCTGTGTTTGCCAAAGCAGATACTTCTTTAGCTAGAAACTGACGATCAATCTCATCAAGATCATAATCAGTATCTAGGAAACTCATTCTTGAACTATAAAGTTCTTGAGAAGCTTGAGCGGAAATTGTGTTTTCGAGTTCTGCTAATTTAGCGAGAGTCTCGGAAAGTTTTTTGTTGTTCTCATCAAGATCTTTCTTGAATTTTTCAACTTGAGCGACAGCTTCAGCCTTAGCGACTTCAGCATTTTCCATCTCTTGCTTCATTTCGTCACTCTTTAGTTTAATGCTCTCAGCGATCTTGGCTGAAATAGAAGCTACAGCTTCATCACTAAACTTGGCAGTGTCTTGCTTTTCAGCGAGAACTGTTTTTAATGCAGATAGTATTTGTTCTAAATCCATAATTTTTGTTTTGGTAATATTTACAGGTTGTTTTTGTTTTTGTGAAAATATTTTATTGTTAAAGTTTAATAATTCTACAGAATCGACTTCATAAAACTCAGCTTCTTCTGTTTCTATTTCTTGTTTTTCGTTTTCAATTTCTATAGCAGATGTTCCATCATCAATCACTACGCCTTTAACATCAGCAGCAGGATTACTGGTGAATCCGATACCTAAAGGATAAATACGTCCAGTAACCAAACGATATACTGGAGTTCCATCATTCATATATCCAGATCCATCAAAGCCTTTTAAATATTTCTTGAATTCATCTATTTGTTCTTTTTTAGTGATAATCTCTGCTTGCTTCAAATCTAAACTTCCAACTGCAATATAATATTCATTAAATCCTATCTCCCAACTTGCACTGATTTTTTCATATAATGCGGAATCAGGATCGTTAGAATCCATTAATGCGTCTGCGAAATCGCGATCAACTGTTTTATAAATTACAGCGGCCAAAGCAATATTAAATGGACTAAGACTTCCTCTTACGTCTTCGTCAGATAGTATTTTATTTTCTCCATAAGAAGAAAACGCTGAATTAACAATATGTCCAACTACTCTTTTTTTGTTATGCTCAATATTTGTTGGCTTATGAATGAAATAATTTTTAAACGCAATAGCTGTATTCGTGTCAATACCATCACCATTTTTATTAAAACGATTTACAAGAGCGGCATTAAATGCAGCCCCAACTAAATCAACATTCTTTTCTAAATTAACTGAAGAAGGTATAATTGACTTAAGCGGTTCCAATGAAGCTTGCGACAACAAAACATTGCTATCGAAATTTAACGAAGCCGTAACTATGTTGTCAAATTTAGTTCTATAAAGGAACATATATTTACATTTTACACGGAATACTTAGTACTGTGATATAAAAGTGCTGCTGCGTATGTGTCTAAATCATGTTCGCCAGCAGTAGTTTGTATCTCACTTAATATGTTTAGCTTGTCTAATTTATTTGGATCGTTTAGAACTTCTGTAGCTAAAGAAGTCCAAGATTCACACTGAGATCCTAATATGATTGCTTCGGAAATACCTTGTGCTAATTTATTCTGTTCAGCGTTTAAAGATTTTTTAGAATATTTCTTTTTCAAACCTAATTCTACAATAGAATACAAATCTTTTGTTTTATCCATGACTTTAGCGATTGCATCTTTTGCATAAACAGAAGCGTTAGATCCGACAGGGCGACCTCTTTCATTTGGAGTCGTTGTCTTTTTGATTGGTGGTTTAACTCCTGAAACTTCAGGCGCTGGAGGAGCGATAACAGGAACGCCGCCAACAATTGGATTATAATATCCCTTCTTTCTTTCTTCTACAAACCTGGCTTGAGCAGTACCTAGCTCTTCTTTAGTTGGATAAATACCAGTTTCAATTACTCTCAATCCTTCTTCTGGAGGTAGTATTCCTAGTTCCATCATGCGCGTGACCACGCGATTAAATTGAGTCTCGTCTTTAATAGATACCTCTTCAAACTTAGCGATAGGGCATTTACCTTTAAATCCCAAGTTGCGAAAAATCAATTCCATTTCAGGCTGTAGAAAATCGTTCAAGAAAGCTTTTCTAGCTTCCTTTAATCTTTCGAAAAATACTTGAGCTTTTACAGTTGTGTTTGCAAACTTTTCTGAACCGATAAGAATGTTCTGCAATCCTTCTTTAATGTCCTCATTGACGACTTTATACTTTTCATATCCTAAAACTTTATTCATATCTGGGATAATGAACTCAGCTTTTGTTGTATAATCCGCAACTAGAACGCGACCAACAGATTGATTGCTCAAAAGACTTTGCATCGCTTTTATATTCTTGTGATTAATACCTCCTTTAGCTGGTTCGCTACCCATAGTTATCAATAGAATGACATTCTCAATTGTGCGGCAAATAGCTTGATCAATTTTTTTCATTTCCATCTTGAAATTGATATCATCAAGAACGGCGAAACCAAAAGGTATGGCAAAAGGTTCGTAATCTTGCTTTTTATAAAAAGAATAAATAATATCTGTAGGATTCAATTGAATTTTAAGCCCATCTCTTGCCCATTGACCCAATCTGATTTTTTCTTTTGTATCGTTGTCTAAACTATCAAACACAACTTTATCGTGATCGTTTTTAGGCGACCTAAGTCTTTCTAATTCGTATTCAGAAAGTATTTTTTGATAAACAATTTGATGCCAAGAACTTGTGTGATTTGTTGTTAAATAATATGGATTAAGAAGTGTGTATTGAACTGGAATTAAATTCTTTACGTCGTATGGCGTAGGATAATTATACAATTTAATATCCGTATTATAAGACGCTCCATCATATGAAGCGTATGTTTCTAGAATTTTTTGAAAATCGTCGATATTAAATTTAGCATTTATCTTATAAAAGAAAACATTGCCACTGCGATAATACTCGCGGAAGTATTGATCTTTAACATTCCACATCCTTGTATACTTCATCCATTTTGAGAAAAAGTCCTTAGATTTTTGACTTCCACCTTCTAAATATATTTCAGCATTAGCAAATTCAGACATAATATCAACAGCATTTCTAAAAATAGCTATGTTTGCATAAGCTTTCTGGCATAATTCTATAGCGTCACGAATATTATATCCGTTAATAGAAGTTTCGAACGGCAACATTCCCTCTCTAATGTTTCCGTATTTATAAATTTTTGGTCCTACATAAGCCAAATTTCTACGTAAATTAGTAGACTCCCCTCCTCCACTTCTTTCATAACTAGAAGCTTTAGCCTCTTGTTGATAGAACGGATCACCAACTAAAGAAGGTTCAGAAGCATTATCTCTTAACATAGCGTCAAGCGGCTCAGACTGCCCTTCTTGAGCTTTAGAGAATTTGCCCCAATAATCTGATCTTTTATTATATTTGCGACTCATGTTAATAATAGTTACACATTGTGACTTTAAAAGTGACTTTTATGCTTATATAAAAAAACATTATGTCCAGCGCAAAGTATTGAATCGTCTCTTATCCAATCATTTTTAATTAAAAAATCATCACAAAACATTCCTTTACCAATTAATTTTTCTTTTGTTTCAAATCTTTCCACTCTACCATCATTCCATGTCCAATCCACCCAACTCCCAGGTAAAAAATTATCATCTATCGCTATTAAACAGTTTTTATTAATTCTATTATACAATACTAATAATTCTTGCAAATGATGGATTCCAGATGGATTAGGATTGAATAAATATAAATCATATGAATCTAATATTATTAAATCTAATGATTTTATAAAATCTTCATTTAAATTTCTTAGTACTTCTACGCTATCACCCAGTCTATAATCGATAATATCAGAAAAATCTTTTGTTATTTCTTTACATTTATTTAAATGATCTTCATTTAAATCTACAGTAAGTAAAGAACCGCCTTTTAAATTTTTTATAATTTTAGCAAATATATAAGTCATACTTGCAGACGTTTTAGTTGTTGGAGAATGCCCACAACCAGTTTCTAATATATTAATTGGTTTATTTAATAAAGCGAAGTGACTATAAATTTTATTAATAAATTTTAATCTTGATTTTCCAAGATCTACACAACTATCAATTTCATTTAAAATATTATAATTCATATTAAGCTATAAACATAGGTTCAAAAGTTTCAGTCATATCTTCAACTTGAGTATTATTCATATCGAAATAAATTTTGCACAACCAGTTTCCTAATACTAATGCAGAATAACTATCTTTTCTAGGTTTATCTGGTCCAGACTTACGTTTAAGGTTCGCTGGAAGATCGAAGTTCTGCATACCTTGAGCAGATGTTGTTATTTGTATGAGAGCGCATTCTGTTTTAGTTAACAATATCATATCAGTTAAATGCTCTACAAAATCAATCATTTTAGCTTCTTCATTTTCTTTTTCAGTGTCCAAAGCGTTAGAGAATTTTAAATCTGTAATACCAATACGCTTTTTAGTTTGACTTCTGAAATTATCATCAATAGCTCTACTAGCAAAATATGTACGGCGATGATCAAAATTCGCTTGTAACATTTCATTCGCTAATCGTATCCAACCTGAAGTTGGTTTTCTTAAGAAAACGTATTTATAATCTGATCTGTTGTATTCAGTTTTTGCAGAATATAAATTTTGAGCATATTCTTCGGGTCTTTCAAACTCTGTTACCATTGATTTCAAATTTATTTTAGCATCCTTAAACAATTCGCTTTCATTGCAAGAATTCATGAACTG